CTGTTCCGCACCAGAAGACATTTTCTGTTTCAACTTCTGTTGCCATCCCCTTAAAAATTAATTCATCTCCACTTTTTTGAATTGAAAAAACATTCGCAAGTGGGTTGGCGGGATTGTCAACTAGACTAAGTTCATGCAAGTCGTATTCTTTAATAACTCTACGCTCTTCATTTGCATCATCTTCATCTTTTTCCATAGAAGCGGTGACAATATTTCCACCAATTGAAAAACCTGTAAGGGTGCCATCAAGAACTTTTTCCCAAGTATCCTGAGCACCCTTTGAAATATAAGCCTGTACAAATACGCCCTTGTAGTTTTTACCAGATTCTGCATCGTAATAATCTTCTTCATTAAAAGAAAGAATTTTTCCTACCGCAATTGGCTGATGCATTTCTCTAATGTTTCCACGAAATCTTTCGAACGCACCCTTACTTGCCTCTGGAGTAACAATGTCTCCATGACGGTCTAAATTATTCAGTGTGGCAAAACCTGACACTGTTCGATTCTCTTTATCTACTTTAGCAAATGGGAAAGCAAGATTCATCTTGCGATCTCCATTTGACCATGTGGCTTTTTGAATATTCATACTATTTAAATGATACCAAGTTTTGTATGGAATACAAAATTTAAGGTATTATTTTACTCCTGTGTTCTTCCCTCACCCTTTGGGTTACGAGCTTCACCCTGGGTATCGGGAGCATTTATTTTTCTTTTCTGGTCTCTATCTCTAGTACCATTCTCTTGAGTCTTTTGTTCTGATGCATCTTTTGCACCAAGAACTAGAGGATCATCTCCACCCGCTCTAGGTGGAAGACCCTTGCGAAGTCTAACATCATTAGGAACAATGACTTGATCTTTAAGATAAACATCATCAATTCTTGCTTGTGTTTCTTCATCTGTAAGTGTAAGTTCGTTAAATGAAAGTTGGAAAGCATCTGTTATTTCAGAGATTACTCCACTTAGTTTCTTTTCTAAGTAGTCTTGCATTGGGCGACATACCTGCTCTTTAAAGGTCTTATCTGCATCTCTTGCCCCCGCCAAAGACATTCCCTGTGGAGTACCAATCTTACTAATTGGAACACGGTGGGCTAAAAGGATACGGTCACGAGATTCAATTGCATACTCTTTAAATGATGAGTCTTGGATTCCAGCTTCGATTGCTTTCATATCAAATTCTACACGAGCATTTTCTCCATCTGATGGGAGTGGAATATAAAGAGTTCTATGGTTACGACCTTTCAGACCTGTTTGGAAAAACTCTAAAAGTTTTCTTTCTGACTCTGAATTAAGGCGAGCACCTTTAACTGTAATAATATACCTTGGAACAGCTTTGTTTTCAAAGTAGTCAAGATTAAATCTTTGAGCAAATTCATCACCAGCTACCGCATTTTTTGCAGACATAATATCTGGAATGCCATAATAAGTATTTGTTGGTGAGTATTTCTTTAAATGAATTACTTCGTTTGGTCGTGGATCTGTACCAATTTGATCTTCTGTAATTGTATCGCCATAGTTTCTAAAGAATGTATAGCGGTTATAAACAACTTGAACAAACCCATCTCGGTGACGGCGAATACGCATTGTAATTGCTGGAATATGACCAATGTAACCAATCTTACCATTTGATGTACGACCAATTTCAATATATGCATTTCCAGTAACTTCTAGGTCTGTATATGCCTTTTTAAGTGTTTCTAGAAAACCATCATCAGAGTTCATACTCTCCATATAGTTTTTTAATTCTTGTCTGCCACGAGCAATATTTCTACGAATCTTATCCAATTTGGCGGGATTGTCCATAACATCTTCAACTTTATCCAAAGTCTTTTGTGTTTCCTGGAACTCATATCCTAACCCAATAACATTTGCTACTTTTGCTTCAACCGCTGCGTGATGAAATGGAGAGATATCAAATAACTGAGCCAAGTACATAACATTGTATGGTGGCTGTACAATCATAAATAGAGAGTATCCTGTTAAATCAAGTGGGTCTAGTTTCTTTGATTTAGCATCATCTACGCCAGTAAATGATTTTTCTAGTCTATTTGCTCTACGCTTAAAGTTTTCATTAAGACCGTCAACCTTTTTTAGCTCATCCCAGCTTTTTGCAAATGGGTCATCAAATTCAGCATCTGCTGTTCTTGCAACACGATCTCTGTCGGAAACAACATTTACTGTTTGAATTTTATCAAAGTCATCATCATCGACTGGTACTAAATTAGACATTATTTGTAAAGACCCATCTTTCTCTTTTGCTCTAAATCTTCTTTAATTGCAGGAACATCTAGTTCATCTGGGATTAGACCCCAGTCCATTCTCTGCTTTTGCTGTTCATATTCATCATCTGTAATCTGTCTATGCCCAGAGAACCAAACTGGCTCACCCTCTAGACCCATTGATTTTGCTGCTTTTTTGATTAGATTAATCTTTCTAATATCACCTTTCATTGCAGCAATATTAAGGTAATTTCCATCTTCATCCATCACTAATTTTCCATTAGGTGTCTGCCATAAATAAAGTCCGTATGTAACTTCTTCAACTTCTGTAATTTTCATATTTGCCATAACTAGATTTTACCATTTTTGCTTACGAAAACGAAATTTTTGAACAATTATTAACCAATTGATGTAATAATATACTTATCTGAAGCCGAAGTAGAGTATAATTTCTGAGTATTGGTGTCAGTTATAGGATATATTGTCTTTCCAGTAAACTGAAGATACCTATCTAAAATATCTGTTGAAAGAGGGGTATTGTTCCATAGTTGTACATAACCATAGGTACCATTGCTTGTTGTTGAACTGGCTCCAAGATTACCGCCATTTAAATATAAGTTAGAGTTGTTTGATGCTGATAATACTAAGACTAAATGATAAATATCATTAACAGTTGCTGTAACAGCTCCAGGAACCTGAGCAACACCATTTATATATAGCGTTCCAGATGGATAATAGAATGTTGTTGATGCTGGTTCTATCCATAAAGCTGGACTAGCTACGGAGCTAGTTGTGCTATTTAAGATATAGTTCTTTGATCCAGAAATAATATAATCTGGTCTATACCAAAATTCAACTGCGTAGTATGAAACACTAGCTGGTGTTGTAATAAGCACATTTGTTGCACTTGCTCCAGTAAACTTAAGACCAAAATTCTTTTGTCTTGCAAGTATATTATTTGTACCATTAGATAAAGTTACATTTGGGCTAACACTTGATGTAGATGCTGTTATAGTATATAAATCTCCGTCAGAGTATATATTTAAGGCATCATAAATATTATAATGAAAATTATTAAAAGATTGAAAATCTACATCTTGAACATAATCTGTATCAATCTGTATTTTAATACTAATATTTTGAGGAACTGTTAGTGTGTTATACAAACTTGCAGTTTCATATCGATTTATTAAATTATAGGTACTACCACTATCAATAGAATAATAAACTTTACAGTTATCCATTGTTGACCAATCAAATGATGTTCCATAATATGTAGACATGGGAACAGTTACCGATGGTATTTGGTATATCCATGTTCCCCGCTGTTTTACTAAAAATGGGTTTGATGAATCTGTTAAAGGCATAAGAAATACAGATAATGATCCAAAAGGAGTCGCAGATATGGTAGAGATAGTTTGATCATCTGTTATTCCAAAATTATTTATATACGAAGATAAACTTTTTGCAGCATAATAATTATTTCCAACATTAAGTAAAGAATTTCCATCCATCACTAATTGGGCTGTTGGCAAATATGATGCAGAAACACCAGAATTATCTGATGTATATAGTGTTACTGCACTACTTGTAAACTGCAAGGCAATATTAGATACCTTTGCAGTTGAATAAGCTTGACCACTAGACAAATCAATCAGGTTGGTAATAGAACCAGTATATGGATCATATGATCTTAAGTGATAGTTTGTTTTACCATCAGGAACATCATACTCAAGGTACAAAGATTGACCATTTACATTTGATATACCCATTAGATATTCGTTATAACTTCCAGTTGAGGTTCTATTTACTGTAAAGTAAATTGTAAATCCAGAATCCATATTAAAGTAAGTGGGTAGGAATGAAATATCTACTCCTGCTGAACCCGACCAGTTTATTCCAGATGAAGAATTTATTGTGTATGTTGATGTTAAATCTAAAGATGTATTAAAAGTTGGAGTATCTAGCTGTAAAGCACTAATTCCATTTTGTCTAACCCTAAGCTTATCTGACTTTCCATTATTAGAAAAATCTAAATTAGATATAGTACTTGAAAAACCAGTTAATTGTGGGTCATCAAAGAAGCCAAATAAAGATGTGCTTGCAGATAATGTTGCCTGATAATTTGGTTTTTCATCATTTGCTGCCCAAAGAATATGTCTTTGCAATTGTTCATCAGAAAGGTGGTAGTCATAAAAAGCAATATTACTTATTAGAAAACTTTTTCCAGAAGATATACTAGAGTCTGCGACTACAAATATCAAGCTGTTATTGTTAACAGAAGACATTATTGATTTGTCTGATACTTGACCGCCATATCCATTTTTTGCATTTACATTTAATGATATTCCGCCTTTTGAATATGTTGCGGTAACATATTGTTGTCTATCTGGATCTTGCAAAACTATGTAAGCGTCAGTATTTCCAGTTCCAGGAAATGTGTATCGAATTGTGTTTGATTTATAATCATATACAATTTTACCAATTAAGGTAGATCCATTTTTAATAGACAAAAGATTTAGCTGGCTATTTGTATAAGTTCCCGCACCAGAACCATTTAGTTGATTATTTAAGCTAAACCAAAAAGAGATTGTAAAGGTGTCATACTCATAATACTTAGAAAATGCCTGATATTTTCCAGATGTATTTGGAATGTTAACTGTTGTTGAGTTTGTTACTTTTAGACAATACCCGCTATTTGCAATAATGGGCGGTTGAATATAAGTTCCAGAAACAGTAGCGGTATTAGCATATTTAGTAATATCTTTATTAGTATTACTTAATGACCAATATCCTATTGGGTTATCTCTTAGTATTTGTAAATCATATGACATACTATCTATTATACCTTTTCTTTAGTTGTGATAGCCATAAACTCTAATTGTTCCAGAATAAAAAAGATTTGAAGCACCTGAAATAAAAGTAATTCCATCATATGTTGACGAGCTAGTGGTAAAACCATTTCCATTTGAAAAAAAGCTTGTTCCAGGATTAGAAGATATAGATGCAATATTCATTATTTGTTTATATGTTGCTATTGCAGGGGTAAATATTTCAAATGATAGACCGCCAGTGGTACTTGACATTGTTCCGTTAGCAGAAACAATCCAACCAGTACTTGCATTATAATATGTAGGAATAATACTACCTGAAGTTGTAACAAAATTTTCTAATACATTGTAGTATCCAGATGTTAAATCTGCACCAGATGCCCTTAACCTAATTAATGCATTAGGATAAGAGCCACCATTACTTGCTGAAATATTGTTAAAAATAATTTTATAATTATCATATTTTGTAGTAAATATGTTATTGAATGATACTGCAGATGCATAAGCAAATGAAGATGAATAAACTAAGTCCATCCCCCCGCCAATGACTGTTGATGCGGTTACGCTTGAAGATACTGTTAGGTTTCCATTTATATTAGTATTAGATATTCCAGAAGCAGATCCAAGTGTAATTGTTGTTGATGATGTTGTTCCAACTTGAGCGGTTCCAATATTAATATTTTTTGTAACAGCTCCTGTTGTAGCTCCCGCACCTATATATATGGTTTGAGTACTTGTTCTATTTGAGCCAATTGCAATATTATTAGCATTTGCAAATAATAAATTTGTAGCAGTAGTTGCTGATGGGAAAATTGAATTTGTTCCAGTTGCACCATTTGATGTATCTAATGTCTGATTAAAATATAAAGTTCCAGTAAAATATGCAGTTCCACCAATTGATGCTGTTGTTGCATTAACTGTAAAGTTTGTTGCACTAACAGATATAGGTGCGTTAGTATTTCCTATATAAACAGATGTATTATTAGATCCTCCAGCAGTATTAGTTGCAATGTTAACATTTCTAGTTGCTGTAGAAATAGAACCAGTTCCAATATTAATATTTTCAGTTGCACTACTAAGATTAGATGACCCTATATTAATATTTTGAGCACCTGTAGATGGAACACCTTGACCAATATTTATAGTTCTTGTTTGACTAGAAAAAGTTCCAGTTGTTCCAATATTAATCGTTGTTGGAGTTGAAAATAATGTTACTGATGTACTTGATGTATCAAATAGTCCACCTACTAAAGTACCGCCAACACTTGATGAATAAAGGGCGGAAGATGAATAAGTAGCACTAGCAACAACTCCAGTTATTTTACTTGCAGAAACACTATTGATCATAGAGTTACTTACAGTTCCCGAATCGCCTGTTGAAATAAGAGTTGCAGCATTTGAAGGTATCGGTAAATATAAAATGCCTGATGGTTGAGTAGCTAGTGTTGGTGAATTAATTGTAATATAATTTGTTGGATTATTTGCATCATAGAATCTTAAATTTTGGCTTACATTCAAAGAACTGAATGCGCTAATACTTGTGCCACTAACTGATGTTCCAAAAACAGCACTAGCATTAATAGTTCCATTAGGAACATAGACAGCCCATCCATCAAGTGTTTGGCTATCTGTTGTACCAACATATAATTCATTATTAATTGCTGTTCTATATGTAGTATCATTAAGATTACCAAGAGTAATTTGACCGCCCATTTGTGTAGAACCAAGATTGCCATTGGCTATAATTGAACCATTTGTGGAAAAACCACCATTACCAGCAGTGATCAGACCATTTGAAGCAGATTTAACAATACTATTAATTCCACCAGTAGATGATATATTTGTTGTTGTAAATGTACCAGAACCATTTCCAATAATTGCCTGTCCTGAAGTAAAAGAACCTGTTCCAGTACCTCCTTGAGAAACAGGTAATGTACCAATAATATTTTGAGCACTTGCAGATGTAGTGGCACTTGATGAAACATTTGAAGATGCTGAATTTTTTGCATAAGAAACTGAAGCATTTGTATTATTCCAAGACCCACTTTGGGTATAAGCACTAGCAGCATTATATGCGTTTAAGCTGGCGGTATTTGCATAGCTTTGAGCAGATGCGTAATAATTGCTATCTTGTGTATTTACATATGAGTTTAATGCATAGGAACTACTTATAATCCCGCCTAAACTTGCTGAATCATAAGCATATGTAACAATTGATGCTGATTGAATATAACTAATTAAATTAACATTTAATATAGCTGATGGAACTGCGGGCGTTGAAGCAGTTGATGTTTGATATAACAATACAGCTGCAGCATCTGTAGACATCCACATAACTTGTGCAGTATCTCCAGCATTAAATGTTTGTGTATGATTAATTAAAGCTTCTACAGTATGATTTTGATTACTTGTAGAAATTACTCTATTTGAAAGTGGTATGTCAGAGCCATTTTTTCTTAACCAAATGTTATAAGTGTCTGAACCATTTCCCTCTATTTGTGCGGAAACATTTATATTATAAACTCCAGGATATGTAAAAGTAATCAGTGAACCTGATGTTAAAGTTAGTCCTTGTGAGCCAAAGGATTCATTAAACTGAATAGTTTTTGGAGTGTTTGCTGATGTTAAAGTTTGAGTGGTTGAGCTGTAAAATGAACCATAATACCCCGTAGATGCAGAAAGAGATGCATGTTGAGTTACAGCAGAATTTACATATGCCGTTGTTGCAATTTGAGTATTTGAAACATTTGATGCAGCAGTTGGAGCAAGTGGAATGCCAGTAAATGATGGAGATGATATTGGTGCAAAATATGCTGCATTATATCCGTCAAGTAAATCAGCATTAAGATTGGTAACTTGTGCGCTAGATGTTATTTGTAACCCGCCAATTTTTAATGTGTCATATACTGCAGATGCAAAATTTATTACATTAGTTGGTTCTGTAGTTACTCCAGAAAATAGTTTCCAAATGCCATCAGAGTGGTCTCTTACAATACCAGTATGTTGATATGATGATGATGTAAAACTTCCAACAATACCAAGATCATTTATATTAGCTTTATTTTCCATACCAAGATAAATTAAGGGATCGGTAGTTGAAATATTAGATGCTGAAACAATAAATGTACTTCCACTAATATAAGCATTACCAGATACATTTAAATCACCATTTACAGATAATGTTGAAAATGATGTTTGATTAGTACTGCCTGAAATTCCAGACTGTGTGGCATATGTAGAACTTCCAGAATTTGTAGCATATAAAGCACTTGATGATATATTAGCAGAACTTGAAATAGTTGCACTGGTTGAGTTTAAAGAATATTGTGCAGAACTTGCATTAGTTGATGATGCAGATACCGTAGCATAAATTGCACTTCCTGCGTATTGTGCTGATGCAGGTATGTTAGCAAGTACATATGCTTGTGTTGCCACATTAGAGCCACTCAGGGTAAGCGTATTAAAGTTTGTTTGTGAAGTAGTAGTTGAGTTACCCGCATTTGTTGCAGACCCAGTTAATGAAGAATATGATGCACTTCCAGCATTTGTTGAATATAGTGCCGAACCTGCATATTGGGCAGAAGCAGGAATATTTGATAATACATACTGTTGTGTAGCTACATTTGAACCACTTAGTGTCAGGGAAGTAAAGTTTGTTTGTGAAGTGCTACTTGAGTTTCCTGCTTGATTGGCATATAATGAACTTCCTGCATATGTAGCAGATGCGGGAATTGAAGATTGAACATAAGCTTGTGTGGCAACTTGCGAACCTGATATAGTTAAATTAGAAAAATTTGTTTGGGCGGTTGATGCAGAAATTCCAGAGCTTGCAGAATATGTAGCACTAGCAGGAACATAAGAAGAACTATAACCAATACTCCCAGATGTATTTGTAATTGGATAAATTGTTGGAATAGTTGCAATATTAAAAGTTCCAGTTGGTCCTTGTGGACCTGGGGCAGAAACTACAACATTGTTTACTGTCTGCGTAGCACTAACAGTATTAATTGTTTGATTAATATTTATGTTGTCTGTCATATTTCAATTGTACCCGCATTCACACTTATCCAGCCCTGGACTAAAGTGGACCTAATTCCAGAAGAACTCTGGACTCTTAGTTGATATGAGGATCTTGGATAATTGAAATTATTTGTTACTGTGCCTGGAACATTAATATTGATAATTCCAGTGCTTGCACTAGGAGTACTAAGGTATAAACCAGATAATGATCCACTTGAAGGTATAGAAGCTAATGATCCGCTTGTGCATAAAAGTGAACCGCCAGGTTGATCTCTGACCTCAAAGACAGCAGAATATCCAGATAGGTTGATTATACTATTGTTTGAATCATACCAAGCTACCTGAATTTGAAAACTATCACCTTGAGTTAAAGTGTAATTATTGTTTACTGACATGCCACGCCCACTTCATAAATATTTATAACAAGATTATACCATCTTGCATTGGAAATACAAAGACCCCGCCCTCTCGTGAGATTGAAGGCGGGGTCTGGAGAGGGCACTATTTATGCGCCAATATCTACCAATTCACATTCTCCACTTACACAAGCAAGTGACTGAGAACCAGTAGTATTATCTTCGGTTTCGTATAAAGATAGATTTTCCCAAGCAATATGCTTTGGCATCTTTTTTACGAATGCTTCATATTCTTCTTTTGTAGCATCCTGATAAGGAGCCTGTACATAGGTGTGTTCTGAGTAAGGAAGAAATGAAACACCAGATAATTCGTCAAAGTGTTTAAATACCCAAGCACCTACCTCCATCCATTCGTCTTCACGAATAGAAACGGTAATTGATGGT